ATAATCATAAAGAGTGGTTTATAAAAGATAATATTGTATATACAAAATATAATTTATATAATTTAACTACAAGACCTACAAATTCATTTAATAATATAAATTTTGCAGCTCTTAATAAAAAAGATGGTTCTAGATCAGCATTTATTCCTAAAAACGATTATTTTTTTGAGTTTGATTATGATTCATACCACGTGAGAATTGTCGCAAAACTGATAAATTACTCGCTAACCAAGGACTCTGTGCATACCCAATTAGGACAACAGTATTTCGGCGTTAAATCGCTTAATCCTGCGCAATATCAACAATCTAAGGAATTAACCTTTAAACAATTATATGGAGGAGTATTTAAAGAATATGAAAATCTTCCATTCTTTGCTGCAATGACTGAGTATGTAAATTCTTTATGGGTTAAATTTAATAAGGAAGAAAAATTAGAATTAATTGGGGGAAAGGTTTTGACCAAAGAACAAATACAAAATCCAACTCCAAATAAAATACTAAACTATTTAATACAATCAGCTGAAACTTATTATAATGTTAAGGCTGTAGATAAATTAATTAATTATTTAAAAACTAAAAAAAGCAAAGTAGTACTTTATACCTATGATTCATTTTTAGTAGATTTTTCTATTGAAGATGGTAAACAAATTCTACCAAAAATTAAAAATATTTTAGAAGAAGAGGGATTTGTTATAAAAGTAGCATATGGGAGAGACTATAATTCTTTAAAAGAAATATAATATTTATTATGGAACAATTTGATATAAACTTCGACGATTTGGCAAACAAGTTATTTTGTACTTTTACGGTAGAACAGTCTTTAGATGATACTTTGAATGAGATTTCTTCAAAGTATCAAATTTTATTTAACAAAATTTTTATATTATATATAGAATCAACTAATGAATATGTATGTACGTATAATGTTGACTCTTTTAATGTAACAGATTATATTTTACCTTCCACAATATTACTTCATAGAAAAAAAGAATCTAATACTCTTTATACTATTAATGCTCTAAATAACTTAATTAGAAGTTTAAATGGAGGAACATTAGATACTACATTTAAAATTGATTGGCAAGATTATAAAAATTGTATTTTATTAACTAATGGGGGTGACTTCAAAAGGTTAAATACAAAAATACATAAAATTGTAAATCTTTAAAGAAAAATTTGGATACCCAAAATTAGTTTCGTATATTAAATAAGTTTTAAAATTAAAAATTAGTTATACTTATGAATTTAGATTTAATCTCAAGCAAGTTAGAACAACTTCAGTCCAAACCTGGACAAAACAACAACCAAAAATTTGACCGTAGTACGGTATTTTGGAAAGCCCCTATGGGGAAAACTCAAATTCGATTTATTCCTTTAAAAGAAAATAAAGAAAATCCTTTTTCTGAATTGTATTTTCATTATGGGATTGGAAATCGAACAATGATTTCACCTATTAATTATGGTGAAAAAGATCCAATTGTAGAATTTTCTAAAGAACTTAGAAAAACATCTGAACCTGAAAATTGGCGACTAGCTAAAAAACTAGAACCAAAAATGAGAGTTTTTGCTCCTGTAATTGTAAGAGGAGAAGAAAATAAAGGTGTTAGATTCTGGGAATTTGGAAAACAAGTTTATCAAGAACTACTTAGTTATGCCTCTGATGAAGACTATGGTGATTTTACAGACGTAGCTCAAGGTTTTGATATGACTGTAGACGTAGTACAAGGAAATCCTTACCCAACAACTTCAATTAGAGTTAAACCAAGACAAACTCCACTATCTGATAGCAATGATCAGATTGAAAAATGGTTAGACGATCAACCAGAGTTGCTTAAATATTATAAGAAATGGTCTTATGATGAAATGAAAGAAGCTCTACAAAATTGGTTAAATCCTGATGACAATGATGATAATAACAGTATTGTTGATGGACCATCAACTGATTTTGAATCTGATACAAACCCAGGATATACTCTAAATATAAAGAAAAAAGATAGTGGTATGTCAGATGATGAATTTGACGATATTTTCAATTAAAAAATAATTTATGGCTAAACAAAAAGTAAGTCTTGGGGGTGATATCTCCAAGTCTGTCAAGGGGACATTCTCCCTTGATAAATTTAAAGCAGCAAAAGGATTAGGTAGTACAAACCATGCTTTTAAAGACCAAACTTGGATCCCCTTATCTCCAGCTTGGCAAGAAATGGTTTCATTACCTGGTATTCCTCAAGGGCATATTACATTACTTAGAGGCCATTCTGATACAGGAAAAACAACTGCTCTACTAGAGGTAGCTGTTAATGCTCAAAAAATGGGAATCCTTCCAGTTTTCATCATTACAGAGATGAAATGGTCTTGGGAACACGCTCAAATGATGGGGTTGGACGTATCCATAAAAAAAGACGAAGATGGAAAGATTATTAGTGTTGACGGGCCCTTTATCTTTGCAGATAGAGGACAGCTACCCACAGTAGAAGCTGTTGCTGGTTTTATGGCTGATCTGATGAATGAACAAGAAAAAGGTAATTTACCTATGGATCTAGTATTTCTATGGGATTCAATTGGTTCTGTTCCATGTCAAATGTCAGTTGAGAAAGCTAAAAACAATAATGAGTGGAATGCTGGAGCAATGTCTACTCAGTTTGGTAATTTTATCAATCAAGAAATTTTATTATCACGTAAGCAAAGTTCACCTTATATAAATACTTTAGTTGCTATTAATAAAATTTGGGTTGAAAAACCAATAGGACCTATGCAACCTCCTACTATGAAAAATAAAGGAGGTAATACTATGTTCTTTGATTCTACCTTAATTGTAACTTTTGGTAATATTTCTAATTCTGGAACTTTAAAAGTAAATGCTGTTAAAGATGGTAAAAAAGTAGAATGGGCTAAAAAAGTAAAAGTAGCAGTAGAAAAAAACCATATCTCTGGTGTTACTACTACAGGTAAAATTATAGTTACCCCTCATGGATTCATCTCAGACTCGAAAAAAGATATTGATCAATATAAAAAAGAACATCAAGATGAATGGGGAGCTATTTTAGGATCAGGTCCATTTGAAGTAGTACTAGAAGGATCAGAAGCTGAAGATTATGATAATGTAGCAAATTTTAATGAAGAAAGTTTATAAAGATATACTCAATAACTTGCATGAGGATTCAACTTTAGAGCCCCTACACTTAAACAGTAGGGTGCTCCTAGTTGATTCAATGAACACCTTTTTAAGATCATTTTCCATTATTAATATGGTAAATCCCCAAGGAAATCATATAGGAGGTTTAGTTGGGTTTCTTAAATCTTTAGGTTATGCTATTAAATTAATTAAACCTACTCGAGTTATTTTAGTATTTGATGGTCAAGGAAATATAACAAATAGAAGAAATACTTATTCTGATTATAAAGCAAATAGACAAATAAAAAGAGTTACTAATTTTAAAGTATTTTCATCATTAGAAGAAGAATCGGAATCAATAGCTAATCAAATGATGAGATTACTTGAATATTTAAAAAATCTTCCTATCAACATTTCTATTATAGATAAAATAGAAGCCGATGATACTATTGCCTATTTAGCTCAAAAATTAAAAGATGATGTAGTAATATATTCTGCGGACCAAGATTTCTTACAATTAGTAAATAATAAAGTTACAGTATATTCCCCAATAAAGAAAAAATTCTACAAACCACATGATGTTTATAAGCAATATGGTTTACCTCCTAAAAGTTTTCTTACTATGAAATGTTTAATGGGTGATAAATCTGATAACCTCCCAGGAGTAAAAGGATTAGGTCCTAAAAAATTATTCAAATTATTCCCTGAACTATCTGAAAAATCAGAATATACTTTACAAGAAGCTTATAAAAAAGCCACTGAAAAAATAGATGAAAATCCATTGTATGGTAATATACATTTATTTAAAAAACAATTAGAAATAAACCATGAATTAATGTCTTTAAAAGATATAGAATTATTAGATAAAGACCAAGAAGAATTGGATAATTTAATTGTTTCCAACCCATATAATTTTAATAAAATTAAATTTTTAAAAATGTATGAAGAAGATTTACTAGGAAGAGCAATCCCTAACACAGAATTTTGGCTTTCAGAAGTATTTTCGTATCTTCATAAATACAAGATTTAAAATAAGTTATGACATTAAAATCCCTATCACAATATGGTCCTCACTTTCAAGTGAAGGTACTTAACTCTTTATTAAAGAATAAAAAATTTCTTTTAAATATTAGAGATGTTATTTTACCTTCATTTTTTGAGAATAATGCTCATCAATGGATTGTAAAAGAAGTATTACAATATTTTGATGAATATAATTCTTGCCCGAGTTTAGACTATTTAGGTATTGAAGTTAAAAAAATTGATAATGATGTATTACAAACTTCAGTTAAAGAACAACTTAAAGAGGTATTCAAATTAATTAATGAAGACCAAGAATATGTTGAAACTGAATTTTCTAATTTTTGTAAAAACCAAGCTTTAAAAAACGCTTTACTTAAATCAGTAGATCTCTTAGAAAGTGGAATGTTTGATGATATTCGATATGAAATCGATAATGCTTTAAAAGCAGGTCAAGATAAAAATATTGGACATGAATATCTAAAAGACATAATTGGTAGATATACTGAAGAAGATAGACAAGTAATCCCAACCCCTTGGGCTAATATTAACGAATTGTTAATGGGAGGTTTAGGAGGTGGTGATTTTGGTCTTATATTTGGTTCCCCAGGTGGAGGTAAGTCATGGACTATGGTTTCTTTAGGTGCTCATGCTGTTAAATTAGGTTTAAATGTAGTACATTACACTTTAGAACTATCAGAAGGTTATATAGGTAAAAGATATGATGCTTACTTTACTAAAATCCCAGTTAACACAATACATTTATCCCAAGATCAAGTAACAAAAACTATTGAAAAACTAGAAGGAAGTCTAACTATAAAAGAATATGCTCCTGGACAGGCATCAATATCTACACTTGAATCCCATATTCAGAAAATGACTGATTTAGGTTATCCCCCAGATATGGTTATTATAGATTATGTCGATTTATTAAAAAGTAATAGCAATTCTCGTGATGAAAAAGAAAGATTAGATAACACTTATGTTTCTACAAAAGGATTAGCTAGACAACTTAATATTCCTGTATGGTCTGTATCTCAAGTCAATAGGGCGGGTGCAAAAGATGATGTAATTGAAGGAGATAAAGCAGCAGGTTCATATAACAAATTAATGATTACTGATTTTTGTATGTCACTTTCTCGATTAGCCCAAGACAAAGTTAATGGAACTGGTCGATTTTTTGTAATGAAGAATCG